ATGATGTCTATTATCAAATCGGTTCTAAGTGATTTATTTAAGCGCAAGGAAGAGTTCGAACCAGATAGTGTGGATTATGAAACCTGTGAGAAATATATAGACAGTGCCCTAAAGGCAGCGAAAAGGTGTGAGCAAGATACTTACAATGAATTTAAAGACAAATAAAAAATCTGCCAGCATTGCGCTGGCAGAACTCTAATCGAAAACTTAAGTAACGCTATAAGTACCAGCTGAGCTACCGCCAATAACGGGAACCTCGGCGTTTTGTGTAATTTCGTCATACACAGCATTAGCTATCGCCTCTGCCATCTTTCCTGCCATGGCGAATTCACCTGTAAGGACGAACCCTTGTGCTTGGAGTTCGGTTTCCAACTTCTGTTTAAGTGAAGCTTTACTCATTGCCATGTTATTTACCTGCCTTAACTGTCGATGATAAATCAGAGTGAGGTTTGCCTGTGTAAGCACAAATGCAGTCACCTTGCACAACACCTTTACCGCCATTCATGGTGATGAGGTCAGCCACTTCTATGATTTTCTTGGCCGTAGTGGTTTTGTTGTTTGTGATTTCTTCTATTTTGTCTTCCAGCACTTTGATGCGTTGGTTTAAACATTCGGTGATGTTGTCTTTGTCGGTCTTGCTTTCAAAGTTACCTTCTTCGTCGACCAACTGGTAAACACCTTGGCGTTGTTGGTAACGGCTTTCGCCTTGCTTAATCGCTGGCAACTTGAATCCCAATGGCAGCACACAACGAATAAAAGGCTTATCCGGTTGGCCGAACATAAAGCCGATTTCTACAATGCTTCCGATTGCCGGTGGCTCAAGTCTGCCGGCGTATTCACCCACCCCTGGTATTGGAAGTGGTACCGCCTGAAGTGGTGATTTGTCTTTGAACTCCACGCCCTTTTCATCAAGCAGCTGAACATCCACAGCATAATGCGGGTAAAAGCGATCAGACATGTCGCCCTCTTCCGGCAACTCAGGTAACGCAACCACCTTACCCCATCGTGGCAAATGCCAGCGTCCGGTCAGTTCTGGAAACAGTCGAAAGATGATCCGCTTAATTGCATTTACGTCCATGTCAGCTTCACCTCTGTTCCTTGGAAATCAACGCCCACCAAGCGCAGGCCATTGACGATTGCACCCGGTCTTAACTTAGGGCTTGCGGGTATTTTCACGGACTTGGCCGCAGTGTGCCCCGTCATTAGGCTATCAGGAATAGTTACCGGCTTATCTGCCCAGTAAGAATCCTTCCAAGTGCCCACATAGATTTGGCCGTTACCCTGCTGTTGCCAAAACAGGTCTTCAATACCGAAGGCTTGAGACAGCTCGTCCATCACTCGATAGCCATTACCATCACTGTAAAAGCAAGGGATTGATGTTTTGCTGTAGGCCGCTTCTGGTACCACAAACTGCAGTCCGGTTTTGTTGGTCACATCACTAAGCAACTGCATTAATGTCGGGTGGCGAAGCGTGATATCAAGCGGCTTAAACAACAATGCCGCCAACTCGCGACAAAACAGTTCTGACCACCCTTTTTCAGATGCTTGAACCCGTTCGATATAACCAAGGAATACCCGCGATATGCTGTCACCCCACCCGATGTCTACGGCAATAATGGTGTTTACCTTTGGAGAACCTTCAACGGAAATAGAGCAGCGACCTGGCGTGTTCACATCAAAGAGAATGCGATGGTTCTTTGCTTTAACCTTTTGACTACCAAGATAGGCTCGGCAAACGAACTTATGATTGGGTTCCATTACCTCCCCCTATGACAATATTTCGTCTAGTGATTTGAGAAACTTCATGATGCCAGTGAGTTCGACACTGGTATCCGGCGGAACGTCTTCACTTTGACCCGTTTCAACCGGGGTGGTTACCCCTTGCACCTGCTGTTGTGTCGCTGGCTTATCTTCCTGCCGCTGTTCTACACGTTCAGGAACGGACAAGTGCTCAACTAACTCGAAAGCGACGTTCCATTGTCGGTTGCTTTCTTGCTCATCGGCTCGAATCGTACCTTGGAATTTGACCTGACGAATCTTAAGCGCAGCGGCCGTGTTGTTGCTGATGCGGTAAATCTGGCGGGCACTGTTGTCTTGCCCACCTGCCATGGTGAAAAGGTTGCTTAGGGTTTCACTCTTATTAAATGGGATCACGCCACTGACGGACAACACTTTGCCTTTGTTACCCGTTTCGGCTTGGTCAGTCGATGAGGACTGGCCGGACATATCTTGTCCGGCGAGCTGTTGGCGAACGCTAATGCGCAGGTTCTTGAGTGAGATTTGATTGCCGTTAAGGGTTAGCATTTTTAAACTAGGGCTCCTGGGTTATTCTCAACATACTCATTCTCTACCGTCCCGCCTTGTTTATTTAACGGAGTAGTGCCACCCATACAATCATTATTCGAAACCGTTAACTGCTGAATATTACCACTCTTCATCATTACGCAATTCGCTAGGTCTCCAGCATCATTATTCATTACCGACAACTTACCAATTACAGCACTCGTATCAGTTCCAAGATCTACCTCAACTAATGAGCCAGACTTTGTGCCATCTGTTTTGCTAAACTCTCTCGCATTAGTATCGGTTACCTTGAGAAATTTCATTATTCCACCTGGGTTTGAAGTACTACCACCAACTCTCACGACACTAGGTATCTTGTTTTCATATAAGGCTTTTAACCCTTTGATAATTGGAGCTCGAACCGTTATCGATTCGCAGTTTGGAGTAATTTCTACTAACGTATCGGCAGTACAATCGGTTGACTTGATTGTTATGTCTAGATCGTTAACCTTTGCCCCTTGAACTGTATTTATCCCTCTCGTAAATGTTCCTTTTAACTCCAAGTTCAGTGTCACGTCATCTGCTTGAACATAAGCCGGACAAGTTGGAAGGTTTGAATCATATGTCGATGTAAGCTTCGCATTAATCGTACACTTTGTTTTCGGTGAGTAACCAGAACTCGCCCCCTTGACCACGATCATGCCTTGGTTTCCACCTGCATTCTTTAAGATTGCATTTTCTACGTGAGTATCAGCCGCTTTTATGTATAGGCCTTCTGCATGTACAGAGCTTGATGTATGCACGAGATCTTCAATGGTTGTTTGATTCCCCAAGTGCACATTCTCACAACCTGTTAGATAGATACCTTGAAGTTCATTAATCCCTTCTTTCTCACTTAGTCCTTTGCCGTAAAAGCTATTTATTTCAACCCTTTGATTATTTGAAAAAGTTTCACCTGAATCATTATTCCCGATACCGATAAAGCGAGTTTTACAGTTCGTAAACTTTGCCCAATTGATGAAAATATCTCCAAACATGGCTGGGCTAATATCTATACCCCACGAATCCAAGTTATGTCCTTGCGCATCGTTAATAATGGCTCTTATCAACGAACCATTCATATTTGCTGCATATCTCATGTCAAAAACACTTTCCATGTTTTTACATCGAAATCCTCGAGAGTAAATTTCAATACCCTCAACAATATTAAGAAACTTGAAACCTGTTAAAAAGCCATCCAGCGTGACTATGCCATCATGTAATACCGAGGCGTTTGTTCTTATGAAATCTACTTTATTATCAGTATTAATTTCTGAATAATCCTGAAATTCCATTTGAATTGGTTTATCGAGTTCAAGTGTATTCCATGAACTTAGTTCCAACTTTCTCGAATTGGGAATGTATAACTTGAACCCTTCTTCACATGCTCCACTGATCGCTTTTGCTAACACATCTGAGTGATTAGAGTCGGTTAATTTTCCAAAGTAAGCTAGAGGACGCTGCTGTCCACTGACTCTAATATCAATCGATTTATAACCCGGGGCTTCTATTTCCCCTTCTTCGTCAGCCTTAATAGATGTCACTATTTTTAAGCTTGATGGTTGTTCTTCATTTTCAAAGTAAATCAACTTTTTCAACAAATCGATTTGAGTAATTTTTCCCTGCTTAACTGGCGATATATCCATAAACTGAGACATACCTTTATTTGGATAGTCTTCAATTTGCAATGCGGATTCTGTCGTAATTACTCTTCCCACTAATTCAGACTCAGTACCCACTAAAAAACTACTGCTTCTAGTCAGCATACCTGTCTGTTTCTGTTCGTTTTTTGTAACCCACTCTCTACTGGCACTATCCCCTTCTGGCCTCAAATCACTCACGCTTCCATCAGCCAGTACCTCAGCAATTTTGCACACAAAATGAGGGATATCTTTACCAGTAGATGAGTCGATGTAATCGTCTTTCTCTTCGGCTGTGATGACGAAATCAAACAGAGTTACCTGTTCTCCTGTTGGTGTGCCTTCGCGGTGCGCATCGATGTAGATGAACGATGGCTTGTTGGGTACCTGAACGCTGCGGTCAAATTCCATGCTGACACGGTTACCCGACACATAACCGGCACCCGCTTTGATGTTGTAGGCTTCACCTGATGGTGTGACCAAGAAACCGTCTTCGATAAACCAGTCTTTGCCGTTCTGGTCTATGATGGATTGCGCCACATCGCTGTCCATCTTCTTCATTCGGTCAGTGGCGTTGTATTGCCAGCTCGATGCATCCACCGTGATATTGGTGATTTCTGCAATGTCTTTGTATTCAAGAACAACCGAACGCACCAACGTATTACCTGCGACACCCGGTTCATCGGCCGTCTTTGGTGTAAGCGCGTGATGGTCAATCGTGACTAATACGCCATATTCAGAACAGTATGCGCCTGTCCAGTTGAACTCGAATGGACCAACATCGCTGGTCAAAGTGGTGCTGTAAATCACCGAGTCTGCAGAAAGGCGGCCACGCTGCTCAACCTGCTCTTGATGAACAATGTCATCCGTAGGTACCACATCGTCTGGCTGCGGAAACTCTGGACGATTCGGCACATTGGCGAACATCATCTTGTCGATGATAAGTGGTTTTTCTTCAGCGTTGAGCTGTGCCAACAGTGCTTTACCTGCGGCGGTTAAAATTGACTTGTCAGTGGTATTTGCCATGTTTAGTAATTCCTTAACCCTTCACTGTGGCTTGGTAATATTCGCAGTCGACGTTCAGCACACTAGGAAGCATGCCAACGTTGAGCCTGGTCTTAACGTGAGACGTGGTGTATTGCGCTTCGACGTTCTTGCTTCGAGCGGCCAACGGCATTTCAACATAACTGGTGTATTGATATCGGCGGCAAGTGCGCCCGTACTGTCTAATGACGGTATCTAACAACTTAGGGACATTGGTTAGGTCACCGTCGCGGATTTTTACGCTGATCACATCCCAATCCACATTGGCCAAACGCTCATCTTGTCCAATGTGCGGATAACCCAACTTGGCAAACATATCTTCCCAGCCTGCTATCGTGCCCGCGTCACGTGCGAAGCCATAAGCGTGAGCCACACGGGTTCGAAATAACGCTTCCGGCTCTTGGCCTAGGCGTTCTATATCGCGTTGCCAGGCAAGGATATTCACCAGTGCTATTGGTGCAGTAAGTGGGTCATGCTGCTGCAATGGCATTTCGAATGCCGACCTCACGTGTTCCCAGTAGTTACGAATGGCTCCCCCCCCCCCCCCCCCCCC